CCATCTACATCTATGTCACCAGAGATGTCTAGTGAAGCAAAAACAGAAGTACCTGTAGCAGTGACAGTGCCACCAAACGTGGCATTCCCAACAACATTTAAAGCATCAAAATGTGCGTTATTAAAGATGTTCGCCGCTACTGCGCCTGACCCTGCTCCGTTGAAAAACACTACCGCCGTTGATCCCGCAGGAACCTCATAGTCATTACTTGAGTTATATGTGCCTTGAAAAAGCAATATGCTGCGCGAACCAGACAAACTGTTACGGACATATATAATTTTTTCTGCATCACTAGGAGTAAGTTGCACAAAAGCCGTGGCCCCTAAATCTCCGCTATCTGCAAAAATAACTAGACGGTTACGACCATTAGAGGTTGACCCGTCAGTAACAGGTAATGTGTTTGGAGAGCCAGAAGATCCCGTGGCTCCAAGAGTTACCGAAACCTGACCATCTAGTGAGGTGTCTAATAAAGTAAAGTTTGTGTTTGTTGTATCACCCCATGTACCTGACTGTTCGCCAGTTGCTATGAGTTCAATACCGTTATTTAATGTATATGTACTGGGCATGTTTTTATCCTATGCTGCTGTTCGGGTCCAACCTGGGTTTTGTGATGGTGTTTCATTTGACCACCCAGGGGATTGAATTGGGTTTTCTGGAGTATAACTTGGATTTTGATTTGGGACAATAGCCCCCCACACAAGAACTTGACCAACACCACCTGTGGCTGCAATTCCTGTTGGAACCACGCTTGCTTTAGCAATAACTGTAACTGCTCCAACAGAGCCCGTTCCTGAAACTCCCGTTACATTAACGGTTATTCCATTTTCGACTGTAACACTGCCAACAGAGCCCGTTCCTACAAGGCCTGTAACAGGGACGTTTGCTAATCCTGTAACCGTCGCAGTTCCTACCGCACCTGTTGCGGCTACGCCAGTGACTGAAATATCGGATGCGGCAACAACCGTAACACTGCCAACAGATCCTGTTCCTGCAAGACCTGTAACAGGAATATTTGCCGCTCCGCTAACTGTTGCGGTACCTACGGCTCCTGTCGCATTAACTCCAGTTACGGAAACATTTGCGTCTGCGGTTGTAGTTACTGAACCGACTGATGCCGTAGCTCCAAGTCCAGTGACAGGGGCATTTGCATCGGCAGTAACCGTAACGGAACCAACGTTTCCAGTGCCAGATACACCAGTTGGAGAAACGTTAGCTTCTGCAACTACAGCGGTAGAACCGACTTGACCTGTTCCAGATACACCTGTAACGGAGGCATTTGCCTCTGCAACCACACTAACGGAACCAACCGAAGCTGTAGCCGCTAATCCTGTAACTGGCGTGTTTGCGTCGGCAACTACAGTAACAGAACCAATCTGGCCTGTAGCTCCAATGTTTGTAATGGAACCTTCGTCCCAAGCGAGTTGACCCCACGTTCCTCGACCCCAACCAGTGAAGGGGACGACAACGCTAGACATTACGCTATCCTAATAATGGCGTTACTTGCATCCGCTGTTGGAAATACAACTGTAAAATCACCTGCGGTAGATGTTTTATCACCACCAAAATCTAACACCACAACAGAAGGATCTCCTGATGCAGTATCATTAAAGATCAACGCACCACGAGCCGTGACTGTTGCTGTACTAAAAGTTAGATCAGAAAAGTCTGTAAGTGCCGTTGTTCCACTTGTTGATGGATCAACACGAGTCAGAGCCGCACCTTTAGCAGTATACCCTGTACCAGACACCTCGTTTGAAGAGGTATAGGCTGTAGTCGCAGCAGTGAAAGATGCACTATTAGTATAGAGTGCAAGATTAAAGGTGCTGCCTCCACTATTTAAAAAATTGTGCTTGGCTTCAAGAAGCTCCTTCTTAAAGCTTGTACACATGAAGTTACCTGAAAAGGCCATGTCACATTCTCCTTATAAGTTCTGCAAGGTCAGGATGACCTGCATCTTTGATTGCATTATATACAGTAGTTCTATCACTTTTGACAGCTTCCCGTAAATAGAAACCAACCAACTGTACGATACGTTTCCGAAAAGCATAAACCTGCTCTTGTATTGCAGGGTGCGTACTATCCGAAACCGAAATAATTTTATCTGCACACCGTTCTGCTATTTCTTCTGGCGTAAAGCCACGGTTCTGAGTGGTGTGAACCTCTACCTTAAAGTCCTTTGGTAAATCTATATTTAATTCTGGAATCATGATCTTTCCCTTATAACTGGTCCTTGACGATATTCGTCAATTGTTTCTTGAGCCTCTCCTAGATTCTTTAAACGATCCATAGATTCCATATATCGTTGATTATACAGCTGCATGAGACTTTGATCGCCTTTCATGTAGGTATACGCCTCAACCAAAGAAGCATATAATAAAGTAAGTTCTGCGTTTTCAGACAGCCAACTGGTTCCAGAATCTGTTCCCACGGTCAAAGAAGCGGGACGATATAAATAATGTATGTCCACCGTGTAGTTAGCATCTGGCGTTGGAGCAATAATAAAATTGTCTACATCAAATTGAGCATAGTACTGAGGTTGCCCCGTTGTAGTGGAATTTGGATTAGAGGTTTGAACGAAATCTAAATCCTTAAATAAAAGAAACTCTTTATCACCACTTACATCAATACTTAAAGAAAAAGGAACAAGAAAATCTGTAGGAGCCGCTAAATACTCGTTTCCAGTTGCCATAACACCAGATTGATTTTTTTGAAAAAAGTTAAGCTGAACACCCTTTAAGATACGCTCTTCAGCCATACGGATAAACAAAGGTAAGTTATTTACAAAAGACGTTTCATCGTTTTCTGCGTAATCCTGAATGGCTGTCTTTAATTCACCGTAATTCATCTACTTATCCGTTTCTAGTAAACGCGCCACCACGACTTGCTGCACCCATACCACGGCACTTACCGCCCATAGCCATTTTACCAACGCCATCAGCCGCATAGAAAGGAACTTTCTTTCCGTTCTTTTCTACCATTCTAAGACTACCGCCACCTCCTTTCTTAACAAGCAGTTGATCTGCTTCTTCAGGGGGGCTTAGATCCACAATATCAGGACGTTCTTGTGGTCGTAGAGACTTTTTAACAGCACCTGATTTACGTTTTTCACTAAATGGTTTCAGTTTCGGTTTTGTTTTCTTTTTAGGTAAGTCCTTTAAGGTCTTCTTGGGGCTAGGTACTGCCATGATTATTTATCCTCATTATAAAGGTTATCAAATACTCTATTTACGTCCAGTGTATAGTCTAAATCACTTTTTGAATAGTGTATATGTTGTGAAGGTCTGAAATCTGGTGCACCTTCTCCAGTTTCAAACCAAGCAGGATGTGTTACTCGAACACGATTATTAGGGAGTGCTACCACGTTACCAGTCCACTCACCCGCATCTAATAGTTGTAAAACATGACTTTGCTTGTGTTGTGCAGGGTCGTCAGCTATTTCGTTCTCTGCATAGTCAACAGTAAACAAATACTTTGCAGGAAACATTTCACCATTTATCTTTGCTAACCAAGGACATGGTGTAGCTCTATCAAGGACGTATACAGCGTGTGTATGAGAAGAGCAGTCCCAAGGCTGCGCATCATGCACTGCCATAGGCTCAGGCCAATCCTCTAGCGGCTCATCAGCTACTAAAGCAGTTATCGGCATTCTAGCCCACATTGCACCACCGTGCACGTTTTCATCACCTTCTTCGTCCGCTTCACAACCTGTGAAGATAACTTGAAAGCTTAAACATCTGTTTGGCATTGTTGTTACCGCTATTGCCATAGCATGAAGAAATTCGCCGTGATACTGCTCGTGGTTATGAGTGTATTCACG